GGTTTGGATTGCGGCACCAGGATAGGCTGGATCGTATTTAAGAATATGGCCAGCATCGTGCAAATCTTTTACCATTTGCGCAATTTCTGGGTCTTCCATCAAAATGCCTAATTTCTTATTGTTATCGTTTAAGTAATCAGTAACATTTTTGGCATTCCATTGGCCTTTATTTTTGGAGCCTTCTTCCAAAATACGGTTTGCTAAATGACCTTTAATTTCTGCTATGGCTCGGTCTGCCTGTGGCCGCACTTCGTCTGGCATTTCTTTCAACAGTTTAATAAGGTGGCGCTGCTGGTCCACGCTCATGGTCTCGACTGTTTTGGCTATCTTTTCAATAGCAACGGAACGATTCATTGGAGCCTTGGGGTCATAGTCCATAATTTTGGCTACGCCTTTGGGGTCATCAAATAATGTACGAATTTTGGTTCTAATATCGCGGGCATTTTTGTATACATCCTCGCCGGCGACTTTTGTTACATCATTGTCAATTTTGTCTTTTATTCGGCCAATAAGATTAGAACGCTCATTAGACCAATTTCCATTTATATATTTACGCAAATTTTCTGCTTGATCAACGGTCATCGGTTTAATGCGACCATCCTTTGTAAGCAAATCCGCTTCTTTTAAATGTGTTTTGATGCCGTTTCGTAAATCTATAAAATTTTGATTAACAACAAAGTTTGAATTTGTGTTTAAAAAATTTTGCAAATTAGTTGGATTTACTATAGGTTGTCCCGCTGCAATCTGTTTAGCCTGGTCATAAGCCTGGCTCATTTGAGTTTCTAAAACATTTTTGAAATCATCAAACGGTTTAACAATGGCGTTCCCGCGGTTGTATAAACTGTTTTCATCAAGTCCAATTGTTCCGCCGGTACGGCGAATAATTTGCTGCCCAAAGTTTTCTAGTGCTGCCCGCTCATTATCCAAGACATCTTTGTAGAAATAACCAATTGGCGCAGATGCTTTGCTGGTTTGGAATTCATTGGACGCGGCAATGCCATCCCCAAGAATTGAAGATTCCCTTGCTTCTGGTAAACCAATCCGAGACAAGACCGCCTTTCTGGCATCTTGCTCTGATAAATTAACCGCGCCTTTTGGCGCATATCTAATTTCTGGAAATGGTGTTTGGGTCGTTGGCGCAGGCATTGTTGCAGTCTTGACTGGCGGGGCCGGCGGCAATCCAATAGCGCCTCGTTTTGCATTGAGCTGCTCTTGGAATTCTGCGTAGGTTATTTTTGGTTTTGCCGGTGTTGGCTGAGTTGTGGGGATTGTCTGCCCTGGAATAGCGCCTTCAATCTTTTCGGCAGCTTTAAGCGCACCCCTTTGGATGGCCGGCGCAGCTTTAATGCCGCCGCCTGCAACCATGGTTCCCATCATGTTTTCCACATCTTGGACCGGCATTCCGGTCTTTTCAGCAATCCACGCAGCGCCCTTTTGAAAGTTTTCGCCAATAAAATCAGTAATCCGGCGGCCAACCTCCCCCTTATATTCTGGGGTTTCCGTTATTCCAAGAGTGCGGCCCAAGGGCTGCTCAAATGGTTTTGCAGCGCCGGTGCTAATTTCTTTGGCCTGGGTTGGGCTCTTGCCTGCTGCCCTGGCGCCAGCATAGGTTACCGGTTCAATAATGCCTGGAGCAATAGACCCCAGGGTGACATCAAATAAACTTGCAGCCGAGCGCCCAAATTGGGTCATTGGACCAGCCTCGACCATGTCTTTAACTTTGCCAACATTGCGGCCAGCCGTAGACGCGGTGTCAATTACTTTTCCAGATGCATCTACCTGGGGAACAGACGCCGGACCAAGAGCCCCCATGTCTGATTGTTTTTTCGACAGGCCCGCTTTAATAGCCTGCTCTGCGTATTCTTTTTTGGTTTGATTTAATGCGCCAAATAAATCTGTAGGCGCAGCTTCTTTAGGCGCTTCTTTAGGCGCTTCTTTTGATTTTTCGTACTCTGTTCTGGTTTTATTCAGCGCACCAAATAACCCGTCCATTCCGCTTGACGCAGCCGCTGGTGTAGCCGCAGCCGCTGGTTGGATGCCCAAGGTAATAAACAATCCCTTTCGGCTTTCGGCCGGCTGAGAGTCAAATTCTTCCGCGCTACTAAAAACCTTTTCCAGCATTCTGGTGTTGAGCGGTATGTCACCAGGACCTTTTAGACGACTGGCAATTGTTAATGCCCTTTGGATGTCATCCTTGGTTAGGTTTTTATGAACATATGGATCGCTCATCTTGGTTTCCTCGGCGGCGGAAGTCTTCCGGTTTCCGACAAACTCTTCAAGTTCAGAGCTTTTTGTTCAAATTCTTCTAATGCTTGCAAATTGGTTGGTTTTATTTTGTCGTAAGCCTTAATCTTTTCCGCAGGCGACAACCGGTCTGATGCAAAAATAGCCATGCCTTCAAGAACCCTGGGGTCCGCGTTGGCATCCCATGCCGCCCTGTATCCTCTGGCAAGGTTCGATTCCCCATATCCAGCTTCTAAAAACTTTTCGGCGCCTCTGGATTGAAGCATTGCATTAAATGCATCTGCCCGCAGCTTGGTCGCTATGTTTTTCAATACGCCTGGTGGAAAGCTGGTATTGCCCATCGATTGGGAAACCAGTTCTGTGGTTGCGTCAGTTTTGCCACCAATTGCCTGGTTGGTTGCAATCACCAGGTCAGCAATCTCTTTTTCAAGTAATTTGTAATCAGCGTCACCAAAAGCTGATCTTAATCTTGATTCAAGTTCTCCGGCTTTACCGGCTTTGAAGAATCTATCAGATTCAATTTTTTCAATAGTTTGCAAAACCCTGTCTACTCGGTCCATGCCGCCTGGAGCCATGGCTCGAAGGTCTGCCAGCTTTTTATAATAGCCTTCTCCTTCGGTCCTTGCGGCTTCTTCGCCAGGCGCAAACGGCCGAATATCGCCCGCTCTGCGCGGTTGGAACGGCAACGGAAATCCTGGTCCGCTTGTTGGCGTCATAGTTGGCGCAGCGGCTGGAGCAGCAACAGGTGCAGCTTCCGGAGCAGCAGGCGGGGCAGCAGCCGGAGTGGCATTTGAACCAAAAGCCGGAGCGGCAGCAGCGGGTGCGGCGGCTGCGGGAGCAGCAGCGGCTGCGGGAGCGGCGGGCACAATGTTCATTGGCCGCACTTCGCCGGTTCCTGGGGTCATTACCGCCGGACCAGGTAAACCAGATATTGGCTGAGGTGTACGCAGGCCCTGTCTTGATTCCGCGCTGATTTGTGACTGGATCACATTGTCAAAATATTGCGGAAGTTTTGTAGGATTGCGTTCGGAAATCATATTTCCCATCCGCATTAATTCATCAACCTTGTCAGCCGGAAGACCGGAGGCAATAGCTTTTGCGCGGATTTCTGCCAATGCCTCGCGGGTTTGATTGGAGTCTCCGCTGCTAATCCGTGGGTCGTTACGATATCCGCCAACCAGGCCCATCAAATTTGCCGTCTGATCTCTATTTAACTGAAATTGCGCTTGTTGGGTTTGGATTTTTGCTTGTTGAATCTGTTCCGGCAAAATTTCACTTTCGCGCTGGTACATTTGCTGGCCGCGCACAAAGTTCAACATTTCTGGCAGCGTCATTACTGCCGGCGGTTTTATTCCAAGAGATATTTCTGGTTTTATATTAATTGGCATGATTAGTCCTTAACCTGGTCCATATCCGGATACTTGTCCTGGTGATATCCTTATTCCGCCTCCAACACCCATGTTGGTTGCGTTTCCGCCCATACCGCCATAACCGCCATAACCACCAAGTGATGCTACGGGAGTAACGGCTGGGGCCTGTTGCGGCCGCATTCCATACATCATGGCGTAATTGCCAAGCTGGCCAAGAGCCCCGCTATAAGCATTAGCAGCGCCCACCTGGCCAGCAGCCTGGGCAGCGCCCTGGCCCGTAATTAGGCCTGTTTGTTGCGCCGCAAAGTTTTGGCCAGCCTGAACGCCTGTATTGACAGACTGCTGCCCCATTCCTGCAATGTTGGCCAATAGGTTGTAAATATTTCCGCGCTCAGTTTGGAACCGATTAAATGACTGGCCGTATTCGGTGGATGCCAGACCTTGGCCATAATCTTCAAGAGCCCGCAAAGTGTTGCCGCTTAATGCCCCGCCGCCCACATTGGCTAATCGCTCGGTGGCCTGAGTTCCAAGTCGCCGGCGGAATTCCATGCTGGGGTCCAGATATTGCGCAAACTGATCCGGCCCAAATTGAGAAGTTAGAAACGGTTTCATCCGTTCTATGTCTTCGAGTGCTACTTGGCCAATCTCACGATATGGCGCCAGGTCTGCCCTAGAAATGTCAAACATTTCCCGTTCTTGAGCCATAGCACGGTCGGCCGCAGCCGCTTGGGTTGCCGCCGCCTTTTTGGCAGCACTTGCGCCCATTGCTCCGCTAGCGACTGTCGATACCGCTGCAATCGTTCCGGTTACTGGATCAGGCATTTTGAAACTCCTTCACATAATCTTCGTAAGTCTCGCCATACAGTTTGGCGACAAATTCCGCAGCATTTGCTGCCCCATCAAACCCATGAACCAGGCGCACAACCTCAAGAACCAAGTCGTAATAACCAGCCCGCCACATATAAGCCTTCTGTAATTGCTCTCTATTATCTTCTAGTTTGTTAGCACCAATCCACCTTAAAATTAAACTGCTGACAATAGGTAACAAGTTGTGCGAATGAACCTGAAAAAATTGGTTTTGGGGCAATTCCACCATGACCTGGTAGATCACCTTTTCCTTTTGTCTGGGCTCGACCGGATCGTTATCGCGCCAATCATCTAGGCCTTGGATAACAGACCAAAAGTCCAAAAGCCACTTTTGAGCGGCCGGTGGCAAAACTAGGGGTGCTAAATGTGTTTCATTCATGGATTGTAGTAAGGAACCTTTTTAGATTCGCCGTTGACAGTAATTTCAATAAAACCCGCTGGGGCCGCAGGCAATGTGGCCGAACCGGCCGTTGCCGTAGAGGCGCTGGAAAAGTTCAATAAATTTAGAAAAAATAATTGCCAGGCGCGAGTCGGCCGCCCACTTTGGTCCATCAATTGACTGGTTGGAATCCGTTGATTTTGGGGGGTGGACATTAATTCTCTCCCGCCTCCGCCTTAAGGTTAGCCGACACAATGACCGCTTTTACTGGGTCAGAAACAGACACTTCAAAAATTTTGTCTCGAGACCAACCCAATCGGCGCCAGATAGCGCGGTTTTGGTATTTGCCCTGCTTGCCAATGCTGGTCCAGTATTCATTGCTCCAGGTAGATCCTCCGTCGTTGGACCACCGCAACATGGCCTGCGGGTCTTCTCCCTGGCCGGTCGATAATCCAACCCCAGGTTGGAATTGGATCTGAAGTTCGTGGAAATACTGCCTTTGAAGATCAGACACAAGGTGCGGAGCCCTGCGGATTCTTCTAATAGGCTGGCCATCATCCGTGTAATAGTTCCGGCTTAATTGATAAATCTTGCCGTTTTCGTAATCCCCGACCAGTATCTGCTGGTTAAAGAATGCGCAACAATTACCACGGTGGCGTTCATATTGGTTTGAGTTGTTTCGATATAACCATTTGTGCCATAGGCCGGTTGTGTTGTCGTAGGCCCATGTCAAGCCGTTTTCGCCAATACTTGGGAACGAAACCACATAAACTTCGTGACCTTCTAATTGATAAGTCCAGGCAACCGCGTCAGAGACATTCTGGTTCACTAGGGTGGTCTCAACCGCGTGGGTTGAGATCCGCTCTGGAAAGTACCCGTTCATCCGCACAACCATGGCCTCGCCTCGGTTGTTTTTAGACACATAGGCAAAAGAATTACCCATTCGAGACATGGACCATTGAGCCGCGATTCCCTGCTGGGTTGAAGTTCCTGGAATCCTAGTAAATGGGAACGGAACCGCTCCCGAGTCAATCCACACCTCAGATGACATTTCCCCAAGCAGATAAACTTCTCGCCGGTCAACAATGATTGATACCAGGTCGTCTGGAGATCCGTCTTTAGAAGCAAAAGACAGGGGGTCCGTAATTGGGCTCAATAGGTCAGACGCAGCCCAAAGCTGGGAATCCGGCTTGTTGTAAACAAAGTAGTTGTCGGTGATATCCACCGTTCCGCCGCCCTCAAATGCTCCGTCTGTGGATGGTAGGACCGTCCAGTTTAATGCGTATATTGTGGTGCTAGAAACAGTCTGAGAGGCGCTTACCGTATAAGTACCGGCGCCACCAGAACCTGTACCAAAGGCCTTGATAATCGTCCCATCGGTCACCCCGGAGCCTTCAATCGTCTGGCCTATCTTCAGAGTGCCGCTGGTCACCGCGCTAACGGTCAAAGTTGTGCCTGAAATGCTTCCGGTCACAATAGCGGGTGAGGCGGTTGAGTTGATTGCGGTACTCGCAACGGTCTGGGAGTCGCTAACCGTATAGGTTCCGACCCCTCCTGACCCAGTTCCCAAGGCAGTAATTACGGTGTTCTGGGCAATTCCTTGTCCAAAAATAGCTTGGCCAACCGCAATCGTTCCGCTTAAAACCGAAGTAACGGTAAGGGTTGTGGTGCTGATTGATCCGGTAAAAATTGCAGATGAAGGGTTAGAAATAAACCATGTGTAACGGTAGCTATTGTCCACAATGTAGACATTGACGCCGTTATCCACAATCCCAACGATTCCCGTTGAGGTGTTTAGTTGCCCAATCATTTTGGGCGTGTAATCAGACTCCATGACATAGGCAAAATCACCGCATACGGTGACAACCTGGGTACCGCCAGACAGGGTCCGAATGCCCCGCACTTCTTCCTGGTTTGGCAGAATAGCAACAGTTTCTAGCCCTGGTGTTGGGTATAGCGCCACAACCCCGCGCTCTCCCTGGGCCTTGGTTGGGTCCACCTCGGGATAAAAATTGATGCACTCTTGGGCATCCTGATATATCGATGGCGCCTCGTATGCCGCGCCAACGAATCCAAAGTCCGGCATCAAAAACCTCCGGTCAAAATCCAGCCTGCATCGGCTCTCTTGCCGACAATCAAAGTGTCCTCAAATCTAGCCACTTGCATGGGTTTCATGTTGGTCCGCTTAATGGTCGATTTGGCGTGACTAGCAAACCCGTTGATCATTTGGATCTGAGTTGGGCTGGCTTTTCCGTACATGGGCATGAGCCTCTCGGCTAGACACCAGCGCAAGCACATTAAATAGCCCTGCGGAATCACAATCTCGTCATTAATCGATGTAAACCTTTGGAATAGGGTATCGGCAAAGATATGCATTTCGCCTTGCGATGGGTTTGGCCAGACGATTATGGTTCCCAGGGTCTCGCCTGGCTGGTAATAAAGAGCCCGCGGCCAAGGTCCATTTAAAGTCTTTAAACCAATTAATTCGTAATTTTCCAGGTTCAAAATAGCAACCGGATAGTCCAGGCCGCCATTCAATATGGGTTGGCCATTGGAGTTAGTGTTTACTCTCACAAATGACGAATTAATTGACAGGGGCCTTTCGTAAAATGCCGAAATGGTAGTGCTGGCCACCGTCTGAGAAATGTTGACGGTATAGGTTCCGTCTGAATTGATATTGCCGCCTGCGCCAGAGCCAAATCTGGTAATTTTTGTGCCAGCCGCTATACCAGAACCAGACAAGGTCATGCCCAGGGCAATAGCACCGTCAGACACATCGGTGACCGTTAGGGTCGTTCCAGATATTGAGCCGGTCAGGGTGCCGCCAATTTGGCCGCCTGGGCCAATCGTGTATTGGGTCTGCCCAGCCGTCAAGGTAAAAATTATTTCGGTCTTGTAATAGACCATCATCTGCTCATTTGACCATTGATCGATCATGTCATTGAGCATATCGAATGCATCCTGGGCATCCGCGGGAGCAGGGGTCTCACCAGCCTCGAGCGCCCCTATGTCTTTTAGGGCTCGGGAGATGATGTCGATTGGTTGTGTCATATCGTCACCTTAAATGTTTCCACGGCCCAGGGCGGCTTGGTCGATTGGGCCGACCGCAGCGCATCCAGTTGCTCTTGTAACCTGTATTTTATTAGATGTTTACCCTCTTGGGTAGAGTCCAGATCCAGCCAATGGGAGACCTGATGTTCTGATGTATTTTCGTCCACCATGTGGGCCGTCCGCATTTTCCAATTACCCTCGGTTGCCACCGAATTTTGCTCATCTGACGCCTGGCACCAGTATTTGACGGATTTTAGAGCCCCGTCATCAATAACGGTTTCCAGAATTTTCCATTCAAAGGTCGGCACTTATTTTCTCCATAATCTCATCAAAACTCTCTGCCACCTCCCAAGAGTTGCCGTTCATACCGTAGGCAACCCGCACCTTTGACCCATCTTCTTGAGTATGTTCAAAGATTGACGCAATCAGGTCTGTGTTAAGGATAAGACCCTCACCGATGCGCCCCTTGGCGGCGTTAGTTAGTTTGATTAACTTCACGCAGTCACCTCAACCCAAGAGGTTGTGGCCTCATCCCATGAGTAACGCTTGGGGTTCTCGGGAGTGCCAACATCCGTTGGGTACGGTACTGGAGCATCCCACAGGCAAGTGTCCTCGTTTAGCAACCAAGACGCATAAGGTTTGGGAGGAATGAACGCATCACGCCCCGCATCGTATGTATAGCCTAGTCCCGCATAGTTCTTACGGAACGGGGTTCCACCTAGAGCGTGTACGCCGCCGTGGGTGTTATACGATGTCTGCTTGTAGACATCACCTGTGCGAGCAGAAAGTTCTGCCTCTTTGCCGTTGTCCTCGTCACGACCAACCGTGACAAAGATAACGACATTGTTTTCATCAAGTTTTGCAAAATGAGCCAATTGCTTCTCCTTATTTAAATGGTTTGCCAGTAATCCAGCTTACCAATGAATAGCGTGTTCCCTGTGTTACAGGTGTTACTTCATGTAATACATAAGACGGAAACAATGCTACATGACCTTGTTCCCGTTTCATTATTTGTGGTTTATCTTCAAAATAAAGACATAAATCGCCGCCTTTATATGCGTTTGGATCAGATAATTGCAAAGTAAATGATAATTTTCTAATTAAAGTTCCTGCCGCTGAATCGGTATGTTTTCCGTATTTTCCGTCAGGAGCAACATATTTTGTAAATTGAAATCCTTCGGTAGCACCAAATAAATCAAATTTAAAAAATCGTTCATTAAGATCCATAATTATGTCGGTCAAACGGCGATATGCCCAATTCAGATCATCGGATGGGTATAACCAAGCAACATTAGATTTGCGAACTGAATTTTTACTACTGTCATTAGTTGTAGCTTGATGCTGAGTGTAAAAATTTCCAATAGAAATAATTTTTTCACATTCTTCTTTTGTAAAAGCATCGTTGCAATATGACCAATAATGAACAGGATCAAGGTTAAATGCCCAAGCTGGATTTGGAGTTTGTATCCCTTCTGGTTTTAAACGCATCGGTATGACTTCAGCAATTTTTTGCATTTTAGTATTTACGAAAATGTTACCGTTTCAGAAGTTGTTGATGTAGCAGTCACGGTGTAAATCTTAAAGCCTGATACCGCAGTCGATAGCGAAGATGTAACACCGCCTGAAAAGGTGGCGGTACGAGTATCTGGAATTTTCATGATAACTACACCAGATCCGCCAGCGCCGCCAGTTGACGGTTGCCCTCCACCTCCACCCCCGCCACCGCCTGTGTTTGCGGTTCCAGAAGTAGCAGTACCGTTGGTCGTTGTTCCAGCACCTCCACCACCAGAACCTCCGCTTCCCGCAGCCGTCCATCCACCACCACCGCCGCCACCACCACGGGTAACAGAAGATCCAGTAATTGATGATGCAACACCATTTCCACCAGCACCGCCCGTTCCCGCAGTTGTTGTGCTTGCACCAACCGCGCCAGCACCACCCCCGCCACCGCCTCCTTCGTTATTAGTATTTGTTGCAGGCCCAGACGCACCGCCTCCAGCGTAACCTTGATTTGCAGTTCCAGCTCCCCCGCTTCCACCTTCTCCTACTACTGCCCCCGCGCCTCCTCCAGAACCTCCTGAATATCCATTCCAAGATGGGCCAGATCCTTCTACGTTTGATCTTCCCCTTCCACCGCCTGTTGAAGTAACTGAGGACAAAACAGAATTAGATCCGTTTGTTGGAGCTAATGGAGTAGCGGTATTCCCAGCACTACCACCGCCACCAACCGTTACTGTGTATGCAACACCAAGTGCCAATCCTAGTGTGGATTCGGCAGACGCACCTCCACCGCTAGTCCCTGCTGATGTTCTATATCCACCCGCGCCACCACCACCAGCGCCTCGATTTGCCGCCCCTCCACCACCGCCCGCAATAACCAAGAAATCAACAGTTACTTCTCTTGCAAAAGTTACGGTCTCACTCGTTGTCGATGTTGCGGTCACAGAGTAGATGTTGAATCCACCAGAAGTAGACAGAGATGAAGTTACGCCGCTAGAAAATGATGCGCCTACATAGCTAGGTACTTTGATAATGACAATTCCAGATGACCCAGAGCCGCCGGGTCTCCCGCCGCCTTCGTTACCGGAACCGCCACCACCAGAGCCACGATTTGCTATTGAAGCGTTGCCGCCATCAGCCCCACCAAGCCCACCGCCTCCTGAGCCAGCACCAGCGCCACCACCAGAACCACCTGAACCCGTGTATCCGCCACCGCCACCGCCACCAGCGTAGGCTACCGATGACCCTGTAATTGAATTATTTGTGCTTGAACCGCCATTACCGCCAACCTGAAGGCTTGGAACATTAGCACCAACACCGCCAGAACCACCACCACCAGCACCTGAAGCAAAGTTTCCAAAGCACCCGCCACCATTGTTTCCTTGTGATGGACTTGTACTTGGTGTATTTCCAGCGCCCCCTGCGTTTCCGTTTGGTGGGCCACTTCCCCCTCCTGAACCCCCTGCCAATCCTTGCCCTGTTGGTTCAGCATATCCACCACCACCCCCAGCGGAAGTAAACGTTGAAAATACGGAATTTGAACCAGAAGAACCTCGTCCTCCAGATGTTCCACCCGCACCACCTCCACCTACTGTGACTGTGTAAGCAAGCCCAAAGACAATAGATTGTGTCGTGCTAGTTCTGTATCCACCCGCACCACCGCCACCGGCTCCGTTTGAATTAAAATTTCCACCTCCACCGCCACCACCTCCAGCCACCACTAGCAAATCGCTAATAGATGCGCCAGCAAAAAAAGTAACAGTCTCGCTAGTAGTAGATGTAGCCGTTACTGTGTATACGTTAAACCCAGCAACCGCAGTAGATAAAGTTGAAGTTACACCAGATGAGAATGAGGCATAGTGCGTAGATGGGATTTTGATGATAACGATACCGGAGCCGCCTTGACCAGCAGTTCCGCTAACCGAGTTATTTGCACCGCCGCCGCCACCGCCACCCCCTGTGTTGGCAGTTCCTGATGTTCCACTACCGCCATCTGCTCCACCCGCACCACCTCCATCAGATGCAGTTCCAGCAGTTCCACCGCCATAGGTTGCTCCACCCCCCCCTCCAGCACGGGTTACTGATGAACCTGTGATTGAAGAAGCCGTTCCAGAACCACCATTACCACCATTAGAAGAAGAACCATTTGTGCCAACGGCTCCAGCACCTCCACCACCTCCAGAGCCATAAAAAAGACCACCACTAAATCCCGCGCCTCCATTATTACCTTGAGATGGAGATGTTGATGGAGTGTTTCCAGAACCGCCGCCAGATGGCGCACCCCAACCCCTTCCACCGCCGCCTGAACCACCATTTCCACCGGGAGCAGCACCTCTGCCGCCTCCAGCAGAAGTATTGACCCCAAATACAGAATTGGAACCTGCAGTGCCTGTACCACCACCGGCACCAACGGTAACCGTAAATGCGGTTCCAACCGTTAAAGTCTGAGAAGTAAATGCACGATAACCTCCCGCACCTCCACCACCTCCGCACAATGAACCAGCAACACCAGATTCTCCACCGCCACCACCCGCTACAACAAGAAAGTCAGCAAGGACAGATGGAGCCGCTTGGCCTCCAGCCAACAGGATTTGGAATATACCCGTCATTTAGGACACATTCCCTGTCAGTACGCAGACCGTTCCAGAGATAAATAACACGGTACATACACCCCTAGTTGCAAGGGTCACGGTAGCCTTATCTGTGTCAGTTCCCGCAATATAAGCGGTCGTGATTGTGCAAGTAATCGTGATGTTGCCGGTCGTGTTATTGAAGATTGATACCGCATCCCCAGCCGCAAAGGTTGAGTTAGGAATCGTAATCGACCCGCCAGTTCCTACGCCAACAAACTCACCAATGTCACCCAAAGCTAGGGTGTATGAGGTTGTCTTATCTGACCCTGACTGCGGAATGTTTAGATAACCAATGCTTGAGCTAGTCGGGGGGAAAGTCATGGTCGTGCTATCCGTACCCGCAAGGGTTAGGGTGTTGCTAACCGACAAGGTCTTGCCGTTAGTGACCGTTAGCGTTCCCGTACTGCTAGAGATTGTCAGGCCGTTGACGCTAGTTGCGGTCGCAGCTCCGATATTGGGAGTAGTCAGAGATGGGCTGGTCGCAAACACTAAAGAACCAGAACCCGTCTCGTCTGTAACCGCCGCAGCTAGATTTGCAGATGACGGGGTTCCAAGCCAAGTTGCTACACCAGTACCGAGAGATGTCAGTCCAGTTCCACCGTAAGCCGTTCCAAGCGCATTTGTTGGGGTCAGGCTTGTAGCCGTTAACGCACCTGTGCTTGGGTTAAATTGGAGCTTGGTAGACGATACATCCAGGGTGGTTTCGTTACCGGTCGTAAGGTTTGAAAATGTTATGTAACGGGTCGCATTGGTTGTGGTGTCATCGGTAATCGTCACCCCAGAGACATCGCTTGACCAAGTAGGAACCCCAGAGGCTAGTTTTAGAACCTGACCGTCTGTGCCAGCCGCAAGGAACGTGGTCGTGTTTGTTGCTGATTGATACGGTAGAGAACCGGTCGCACCACCAGCAAGGCTAGTAGCCAACCCAGCCGTGACTGATGACGGGGCTCTGCTCTCCCAACGTGCGTCCGTGTTATCCCAAACGATTAAATCATTGTCTGATGGGCTTGGTGCGTAGACGTTTGACAGGTCGTTTAACCGTGGCTCAAACGTAGGTCTTACAAATAAGATGCCGTTGGTGTTGTCCGCGTGAACGACCGCAGCTACCTGAACCTTGGCGTTTGGCGCATTTGGTACGTTTTTGGTCAGCCCACCCGTAACCGCAGGGTTGTAATACAAAACGTCCCCGTCAACCCAAGTTTCACTTACAGGGGTTCCAGAGGTGTCAATTCCTTTAACTTCTCCAAAAGACTGAACGTAAATCCAGCCGTTGAGAGCCGCCGATTCCTTGGCTATGCCTAAAACGTAGTAGCCGGTAGCCGCAGTCAGACCCGTAGCTGGAGCGCCTAATAAGCCCCCGGACGATCCTAACGTGCCGGTCAGCATCACGACATTACCCTTAGTAATTGCGGACGATGCCTTGACGCGGTAGTAGCTTTCTTGCGTAAGTTTTAGTTCTACGTTGTTATTTCCAATCAACTGCAAGGTTTGGGTGTTGTCGTTGTTATTCCAAGACAAGGAGCCCGCACCGCCTACAACTGACGCGGGAGTGATGTCAAAGTTGACCTCGTTGACGTTTTGCAGCGCACCAGCGTCAGACAGGGTAATTGTTGAGTTCTGAATAACTTTGCCGGTCGTTAGGTCAAACCTTGCAATCGCATTATCCGTGGATGATGCTGGGCCGGTTACGTCACCGTAAGTTGTTGGCGTAGCCCAAGTCGGTACACCGCCCGCAACGGTCAAAACCTGACCCGTAGAGCCGATTCCAACAAAGGTGGTTGCCCCAGCCCCTGATTGGTACGGAACGCTCCCTGTGGCCCCGCCAGCTAGGTTTGTAGACGTTACCGCGTTGGTTGCATTAGTAGCGGTCGCAGCGTTACCAGAAATCGATCCGGTAATCGTTGCGCTGACCGTCAACCCCGACAGGGTTCCTACCTCGGTAATTCCGGTGTAAGAGCCTGAAATCCGTGCAGAGTCGATGGTTCCAGAAGTAATTTGGGATGCCGAAATGGCGATATTTGAGTTGCTTGCGCTTGTAATTTGGCCTTGGGCGTTGACCGCAAAGACAGGAACCGCTGAAGCGGAACCGTAAGTTGCAGCCGTTACGCCTGTATTTGCTATGTTGAATGTGTCACCTGTGGTCAGCGTTAGGCCGGTTCCGGCAAAGTAAACGCCACCAACAGAGAAGTTATTCCAGTTAACCGCGGTAACCCCAAGAGTACCTCCGGGTTGTGCGGAGCAATACCAAGCCGATCCAGCTAAACCGCCTTCGGTAACAAACACCAAAGCAGAAATTAATTCATCCCAAGAATTAGTGTCTGGTGACCTAGTCCAAGGGGTTCCAACAATATAAATACCGTTGTCGTAAGTGTCGTTTTGGTTCTTGACCAGCACCCTGTCACCCGCAACGACACCAACCGTATCGATGGTCTGAGCGCCTGAGAGGGTGATGTTGGCCGTTGTGGCAGCAATTACTGGTTGTTTCCAAGAAATGCCCAACGCCAAAGAATCCACATATAGCTTTGTAGTCAGGTCGTTATTGCTGACCGGCTGGTTTGTGGCGCTGGCCGTTGTAAACGCACCCGCCGCAGGGGTTGTCGTACCAATAGTCGTACTGTTAATCGTACTGTTGGTAATCGTTACCCCGTCCAGGTTGGGGTTTACGGGGGCGTAAAACGGCAGTCCCGCTGGCCCAATAAACGAAATAATGTCATACGGATACAGGGGCTCAAAGGTTCCCTGGACCGGAACGAAGTTTGTCGTTATGGTCTTGGCGGTATTGTTAGCCATGATAAATCCTTATTCGGTGGCAACCAGCGTAATGTACAGAGTGTTGGTGCCTGATGAGATAGCCTTTAAATACAGATCCGGTGCGCCGCAATCGATGATCATTGGATAGATCATGTTGGCCGGCAGCACAAATGACCCAGATGCGCCGGTTGCCGCAATTGCTGGGGTATCCATATTGCTTGAAGTTGTGCCAAATGTTACCGCGGCCTTGCCGGTTCCCGTATTTAGCAGAGCCACACGGTAGGCGCGGGTCGGGGTGTTGGGAACGATTTGGAGCGCCGAAGACGCGGCAGTTGTAAGATCCAGAGCATAGGTTGCGCTGAGAATTTTAATTTGATTCATGGTTCACCTCAGATGTTGGTTGTGAAATTATCCTACTTTTCAGCCAGTTTCCAATATGTCCTTCGAAGATTTTATTCCCGATATGGCCCATGTTGATTTCTGGGTCGAGCCAGACCTGGCCACCGATTTCTTTCCACCGTTTACAAAATGAAAAATCCTCGCCGTACTTCCACTTTTTCTCAGTATCGATAAACGATTCAAAAAGGGGGTAAAACTGGTTGTTAACGGCCGCATCGTGATGAAAGGTTTCTGGATATGCCTCAATCATCCTCGATATGCAGTTTTTAGTGATTTTTAAAAACCCTGTTGGGACCCGATCCACCTCTAAAAGTCCCGTCTCGGGGTCAGCTTTTAGGTACTTTCGTTCTTCAATCCAGCCTACGCTAAATTTGATTGGATCAGCCCGCGCTGGGTATGCCCCAGCCACCAGGTCCACCGGATGGTCAATAAGCCTGCACAGGGCTCCGGCTTCCCAGGCAACATCTGAGTCGATAAACACCAGTTCATCGCAGTCAGAATGATAGAAATTGGTTGTTATTACGCCTCGGCAGTCGGCAATAAGGGCATTTCCAATGTCATCGACCAGGGTAAACCGGTCGCCGCGCTTAATTAGATTTATGCAATCCGTCATTAAAGAGCGCATCGTTCCCATGTGAACCACGCCTGTGTAGGCGGGCATTGCCAACATTATGTGCTTCATGCGGTTCCTAAAAATGAGAAAAGCCACCCCTTTTGGGGGCGGCCTTCTTGATACATCAAAACATCTTAGGCGGTGATGCCAATGTTTTGCAATGCAGTAATGATGCTATTGACCCGAGCGCAAACATCAGCCGTGGAGGCCGTTGTAGACACTAGCGGGGTGATAGCACCGGCTTGAACCACGGGGGTCTCGCCGTAAAAACCAACCTCACCTCCAGCGATGCCGAGTAAAACACCATCGGCTGCACTACCGTTTAATAGGTAGTTGGAGGTTTGGGTACTTGCTGGTCCTGGATTTGCCATGATTAAGTTCCTTTCCTAATTAAGCTGCAACGCGGCAGGCGAGTTCGGGATAGAGCGGAGCCCAACCGTAGAGAACATCCAAACGGGTCGGGATCGAGTCGTTGTTGATCGTATATTGACGAACAACACGGATCGAGAGACCGTTGTCCTTGTCGCTTGCACGGCCAGCGAAATGAACGCCATCAGGCAATTCGAGGTCGGCAGTTGCCAGGGTGAACGCATTGCGGTGGAACACCAAGTTCTGCGGGCTAACCACACCGGTCTTATTGAACGGAGTGACAACCGCAGTCGAAGATGTCGAAAGTACGGACACATTCTGGAATTGGCCAGCGGTGATGATGGCCGGTGAGACCGTCACAGATGCTGAACCACCAGAAGTAATCGTGACCGCAGAAGTAACCACGAAGTTACGCAATACATTGCCACCGTATGGCTGGCGGTTCTGTGGGTTGACTGCAAACACGCCAGCAATCTGGATCGTGTCACCAGCATTCAACACGGCATTAGCAGTTGCAGCCGCGATGGTGATGGTGGATGTCTGAGCCCAGCCAGTTGTCAGCGAACCGGTGAAGGTCGTTGTGTTGGTGGACATCGTTGCGGTCGAATACGAACCGTAGGTATGGGACACAATGTTCTGGTCCATGTACCAGTTCATGCCGATGGTGTCGCGACCCATCATTCCCTTTTCGTACTGGCCAGAAATCGTTCCCTGGGGGTTGAAGAGACCTTTTAAGGAGCCAACAATCGAGGCGCCGGTAAAGGGATCAACAACGCAAGAACGCTTGCCATCACGGGGAGCGCCTTCGCCGTCCAGGTAAGCCTGGGCAGTTAAGAAGGTTGCGATGTCAGACGGTACAACACCAGCAGTTCCAACCGTGTTGGCGGTGTTGTCAACGGCCATCGTTGTGCCATCAAAGTCGATTTTGTTGGCAATAGCAGCGATAGCTGGCTTCAACACGCGGTCCGAGAACATATCCAAAGACAACGAAAGGTCTTGGGTAGTGAATTGCGTGTCCACATGGAATTGGGTTGAAAGGGTAACCGGTGTGGATGTCTCGTTAAAGTCTTCCACATTCAGGGCTGGGCCAGTCGTACCAATGAAACGGCCAGGACGGCGGACATTGACGGTATTACCAATCTTGGCACCGACAACCGCAAACTGGTCATCATAGTTACGGTCAACGCGACCCGTGAAGGTTAGTTCGTTTTCCAGGACCATCAACGCCTCGTTGGTGATCATGGATATGGTTAGCAAGTTATTTGCCATTTTATTTCTCCAATCAAGTTTTAGGGTTTACCCGTCACCTAATTTTCCCAGCGGCTCTCGCAGCTTTCCATTGCGAGAAAGTGCCATGAAATTGACGGTTGGAGTCCAGACTAATATCGGCTGGGTTTCCACCGGATTTCAGCGGGGTAATCGGTGCCGGAGCATTCGATTTCTTCGCCACAGGTTCCTTAACCACAGGTTTGGTTTCGAATTTCGATTCCAAACGCCCAATTGCACGCAGTTGAGAAGTGATGGATTTCTCCGCCAATTCCCGAGCAAAATCAGGATTTTCGGCCAAGTAATACAGAACCTGGGGTCCCACATCACTTTCAATAATCGCATCCGTGACCGGTTGTGACACCGAGACATCACTAGACGCAATCATTTCGTCCCAATCCGGCAGTTCTTTTTTGGTGACCTCTAACCGCTCTTGGAATTTCTGCCGCATCCGCGACTGTTCTTCCTCGGCCTTCCTTGCAAGTTCTGCTTGATCCCGCTCCCGCATCCTTTTATCAGTAGTCCACTCGGCCAGAGCCGCAGCCCACTCTTCAGCATCATTAAATTGCGCCATTGTAGGTTTGGAGTCCGGTTCATCCGGTTTCGGCGGATTCACCTTTGCTTCCAAATCCTTTAATCGCGCTTCTAAGGCTTCTCGAGTTTTTCGCTCGCGTTCCGCTTCTTGGCGGGCCGCTTCGCGCTGCTTCGTCAGTTCCGAAAACCGCTTTTCAAGTTTTGGGTTTTGCTTCTTTTCACCTGTTGCAGCCTCTCCCTCGGCCTCTGATTCACTCCCATCTTGCTCGACAACCGGCTCCGCATCCGCGGCCTCAGTTGGAGTTTCTGGCTGGGCTAAACCAAGTTTTTTTGCCTGGAAATCAGCTAAATTTTCACTCGTTACCAGGTTCGCAGCTTGTTTCCTTACTGGCTCCTGGCTTACTTCTGCTACTTCAGACATGGATTACTCCAAGAATAAACCCGATGATCCCATCGGTAGGTTTAAGCTATTAGAAACCGTTTCTTGATAGATGTCAACGCGGCCCCATTGGTACACCAGGAATAGCTGGCTGCTCGAGCGGCTGCGGCTGCATTTGTTGCGCTGCCATCATAGCCATGGCCTGGTCGTCCATCATCGGCGTTTGACCCATTGGCTGCTCTGCAATCTGCATTTCCTGTTGCAAGAATGGGTTGCTCGACTGGTTTACTTCTTGTTCGGCAAAGCTGGCCGTCTCCGCCTGCTCCATGTCCCTGCGGGCAATCTCGCCTTGCAATTGGCGAATATCCATGCCCTTGAGCAATAGCTTGGTGATGGCATCTAATTCGCCGCGGTTTTGATCAGCCTCTGAACGCATGATCTGCTGGTTGACCTTGGCCTCGTTGATGGTGTCGGTGTTGTACGCACGCGAGGTGACATCCATCAGCTTGCGCCGGTTCTGACCTTCTTCCTTCATACGCTGGACATCTGTCTGGTGCTGAAGGTTCATGGTCAGGGCCGCAATCTGCTGCTGAAGGTCGGCCACCATCTTCTGGCTGGCCATAAGCTGCATTTGGACCTGGGGCGGAATGTCCGATTTCTCGTCAATTTGAGCCATTGGGTTAACGGCTGCCAGGCGGTCGGCAATCACATCGGCGCCAGGAAAATCCATGTTGCGGAACACCAAGTCTCCGGCAGCCTGGAACAGTTCTGGGTTGGCCTGCAATAGCGGGATCATGGCCTCGACTGCTTCTTGGCGCTTGGATTGATAGCCAGGGCCGGTGTCCATATAGATGTCATATTCACCTACCGTCACATCATTGAGGATCTTCTCGGCGCCAGACTCGTCTACAACCCGCTGATTAATAGTAACCATTTCAGGCTGGTTGTCGTATCCAATGATCCGCATAACCCGCTCTTTATCGTAAATCTTGGGAATCAGGTCCAGAATAATCCGGCCGGTTTGCTTGAGTGACCTGGTGAGGTTGTCGTAATAATGGAAATTCGACAGGTCAATCTGCATCTGCTGGCCGCGGATAGCCTTGCCAGATTGGTTGCCCTGCATAAATTGATTTGGGTCAAAAATACCGACAACCGTCTGAAGGTCGTTATTGATGCTGCTGGTTGCCTCAACAATGCCGGCAGGCGGGGGCTCGGGCTGCAACCTAACTGGCTGCGGGGCCATCTGGCCTTCAATGTCCTTTTGCTTATATCTCAGGACCGGCGTTGCCTTGATGTTAGCCTGCGCCCACTCATTCTCATGGCCTTCGTCCTGGCCCTCGGCAAGCAGCCATTTGGCCTTTGGAGCCAGGGCAACCGATTCGGTCAAAGCCGTGCGCCAGTAGTTGTACATCCGCTGGGGGTCCTTGGCCATACGCACAATGCCGTACTTCTTGCGCTTGTCATCGACCACCAGTTGCTGGCCGTAGACCGGAACCACGGGAATGTACTTCCCAATCCATGTGGATTCTTCCAGAACCTCCATGCCGGTTAGCTTGGCCCACTTAATGGTCTTGCGCATGGTGTCGCGCTCGGCCACCACCTCGATGCCTGCGGCCGTCAGAATTTCGGCATTCGGGGCATCTTCCTTATAAACCTGAGTGCCGTCTGATAATAAGAGCAGCTTGGTCTTCTTGCGCTCGGTATACCACCACTCAGCGACCCGAATGTCGTCCTTCATTATCCAATCCGCGTCCGCATCGCCGGTTCCGCGCATATTGAAGTTGCCGCCATCATCAGCGCCAGGGTATTGAGCCTTGAAGTCCTTCTTACTCATAACCTCGGTGATCAGGCAAGACTCAGAGTCCGACCCATCGGGCATCTGGGAGTTCGGGTCCATGTAGACCGTAAAGGGGTTGGCAATCGGTCGAATGTAGATTTCCTGATCGAATGAGTCTTCCCGCACATAGTCGGTGACCACTCGCCAATAGCCCCAGCCCATACGGACCGCAAACTCAAATGCCGTGTCGTAAGCCGTGTCGGCGTCCGAGTTCACCTCGATGTGCTTGAAGATACCCGTCAGGATATCGGCCACCTTAGCGTTGGCGCTCGAGTTCATCGAGTGAGCCTTCATACGGGGCCGAGCCTGGCGCTGCTGGTTGCAGACCTGGCGGATGAACCCGTCCAGCTTATTGATTGTCAGGCATGGCCTGGCTTCAAGGTTGCGGGAGTTCTGCACCTCGACCGGCCATTGATCGCCTGATGAGAATTTAAGGTCGTCCAGGGCATCCTGGCGGTTGTAAGAATCCGCATCGTTAGCGAATCTCAAGAATTTTTGCGCATCTTGTATGCGCTTGTCGTTAGCCATAATCACCCCATCCATGAGCCAGCCGGCTGGTAAGTTGCCCGTTTTCCTGTCGATTTGCGGGGCTCGTTTACCACCAGGCCAATATACCTAAACGCATCCGCACCATGGGAATAAATGTCGTGCAAAGGCGTCTTGGAAAACTGTTTAGTATCTGGGTCCACATCATACCGATAGTGGCGCAGACATTGTAGCCCTTGGTGGCAATTCTCTCGGTCGAAATAGCATTTCCCAAACATAGTTCGAGCGGCGTTGATTGAGTCCGCAATTGGTGTCCTTGGCACAATCTGGACCTTGTAGCCCGCGGCCCTGACTATGTCGGCAATCGAGCGGCCAGACGCAGCCAGGGTCGAGTTCTCGGCATCATGGGGCAGCCAAATGGTGTCGTAGTGATAGCCATACTTCTGCATCTCAGACATATACCAGGACATCGTCTTCTGACTGTCTTCCAGGTATCTGATCAGCCGGATCTCAAACCCAATAAATTGCACAAACCAGATGGCCGTGTTGTCAGCCCAGCCCAGGTCGAAGACCGCGTGAACCGGTTTGATGGCGTCATATGGGACCTTAGTGAGCCTACCGTCCAGGTCTGCCATGGTTATCTCGTTGGCGAACACGGCGCCGTCCACGGTCTTGCGGCAGATGCCTTCCCAGACCATGTTGTAGGCCTCGATGTCTCGGACCTGGAGGTTGTCCTTTTCCTCGCGCAGCGTCTGCGGAAACCAGGGGTTGTCGCGCCAGGTAATCTTTTGCACCACCGCGCTGGGCGGCGGCGAGACCACAAACCGTTGATAGGTTTCGTCCGTCTCAAGTTCTGGGTTGAAGGTGACCCAGATTTCGCTGCCGTCCTTACGAATGGTCGGGATCAGCACATTCCAAGAGGTTTTGGAAACAGTCTGGGCTTCCTCGACCCAACAGATATCCACACCTTCAAAGGATTTGACATTGGTGATGTTGTTTTTCAGCCCGATAAAAAAGAATTCCGAGCCATTCTTGCCGCGGATCGAGGTCTGAGTTATCTCGTAGAACGATTCCAAACCCAGAGCAATGATCTGGTCGGTCAGCAGCTTGTGGACCGAGTCCTTGATTGATACCTGGAATTCTCGAGCGCAGAGAACACGGAGCGGGTCTTTGGCTGCCTTGATCAAGAGAGCCCTGGCCACACCCCAGGATTTTGCACCGCCGCGGCCACCGTACAGGACCTTGTATCGGTTGGGCTCAAACAGGCACGCAAGTTTGACGGGGAATTCAGCTTTGGCAACGGCCTGCTGGAGTTGCTCTTGGTCGATTACTTCTGGCGCCTCGATCATTCTTGTGGCTTAACAAACATGACCTGGATGCCGGAAAGGATCGGAGTTCCGTCCGAGTTCTGCATCTCAGTCGTCTGAACGGCCTTGCCATCCAAGCGGTCAATAACCTCTTTGACGGCCCAGGCTTCGCCTGTTTCCGCCTGCGTGATCAGTTGATTGACGATGCTTTCCAGCCTGTGCGGCTCTTGTACAAGCACTTTGCGGAGCTTGTCGTAGAACATCTTGCCTTTGACGGCATTTGTATTTCCTATCGGTGCGGCCATGTAGATTGTCTCAATCTATAAGTTCCTGATGCGCAATGATAAACCGTTTCTTATTGCTTGTGAATCTATTCTTTGGTAAACTGTTTACTCTTTCGGAGAGTGATGCTATGAAAAAGATTGTCTTCTACTGTGGAGTTAATGATCAAACTGGTAACGCCTACTTTCGCAATGCGCCTCATTTCTTGTCTTTGGAGGATCACGAAAGGATCGCAGTTTTGAGTAAGGTAATTGCCGAGTTAACGAATCACCTGGAGTACACGGTCAAACGGGTTACTGCCGCAACGATTCAAGAAATTCGGACAAAACATCCGCGTGTTGCTGAGTAAACATTTCTCCCTGGTGGGACATCCGCATTTTGGCCAGGATTTGGTCGTCTTTCTTCTTTTTGGCTCTTTGTTCCGCAAATAGGTTCTGAAATATCTTCTCAGCCGGTACACCGGTTTCTGCGGCGTTGATGTTCAAGCCGCCGAGGTATTTGCCAGGAATACCTGTTGAATAGGAT